GGAAGCTTGCAAAGGTTATAATTTTGTAAAACCCATTCATGAAGATAAAATGTTTTCTATTAATTTTGAAAAGCCATTAATAGGAGTTATTAAAACAAAAGATCCAGATCTCAAAGACGTTGAAGAGCAGGATTTAATAGGCTTTAAACCTAGTAGCGAGTACGAGTTTATAATAGACGGGGAAAAGCTATATAGAGTACCAACTAATCAAATCACAATCAAATATGAACGTCAAGGAAACGAAAAAGAATATAATCCAAGCTGGGCATAGAGCAGTAGAAGAATTAATAAAAGTAGCTAAAGAAGCTATCGTTGATTCGGGAGACGATATTACTGCTGATAGATTAAAGAACGCAGCAGCAACTAAAAAGCTAGCTATTTTTGACGCTTTCGAAATACTAAACAGAATACAAGAAGAACAGAACTTACTAGACGATAAGCCGAAAGAGGAAGTTAAAAAAGAGGCTTTTAAAGGTTTTGCTGAAAAAAGATCTAGGTAATGTATAAGCAAAATCTATACAGTGTAATAACGCCAATAAAGCAAAATACTATATCTAGGCTAAATAAGTCTAGAAAATGGAAATACGGCTACAATAAAGAAAATGACGTAGTTGTAATAAGCAAGACAGGGCAGATAGGTGAAGTGTACAATATACAAGGATTAAAAATAGCTTTACCTAAAGTTCCTGCTAAATTAGATAAATCAAATAACAAGTGGACAGTTGAAGAATATCCAAAAGAATTAAAACAAATACAAAGTGTTTTTGATTGGAGGGATTACCCTGATGCTTTTCATAAAAAATGGGAACCATATATAGATGAACAATTTAAACGCAGAGAAGAAGGCCATTGGTTCAATAATAAAAGTGTGGCTACTTACATCACTGGTACTCATTTTATGTACTTGCAGTGGTCCAAAATTGATGTTGGGTTCCCAGACTTTAGGGAAGCAAACAGATTATTCTTCATTTTCTGGGAGGCTTGCAAAGCCGACAACCGGGCTTATGGAATGTGCTATCTTAAAAACCGTAGATCAGGGTTCTCTTTTATGTCCTCAGCTGAATCAGTTAACCTTGCTACAATTTCCTCGGATTCACGGTTCGGCATATTGTCCAAATCGGGTTCCGATGCTAAAAAAATGTTCACAGATAAGGTGGTACCAATATCGGTTAATTACCCATTCTTTTTCAAACCGATCCAAGACGGTATGGACCGCCCCAAGACCGAGCTCGCCTATAGAATACCCGCCAGTAGACTCACTAGAAAATCCATACAAAATAAACAAGATCAGGAACTCCTCGAGGGTCTCGATACCACGATCGACTGGAAGAATACGGGTGACAACTCCTACGATGGGGAGAAGCTTAAGCTCCTCGTCCATGATGAATCGGGTAAATGGGAGAAGCCGGACAACATCCTCAACAACTGGAGGGTTACGAAAACAACGCTAAGATTAGGAAGCAGAATTATTGGTAAGTGTATGATGGGATCAACATCAAACGCTTTAGATAAGGGAGGTGAAAATTTCAAAAAGTTATTCAACGATTCTAATGTTTTAAAAAGAAACAGAAATGGACAAACCAAGTCAGGACTCTATTCTTTGTTCATACCTATGGAATGGAACTACGAAGGATTCATTGATTCTTTTGGAATGCCTGTCTTCGATAAGCCACCAGAAGATTGTGTTGGCCCTCACGGGGAACAAATAGACCAAGGAGTAATAGAGCATTGGAATAATGAAGTAGAAGGATTAAAAGGAGACCAAGATGCTCTTAATGAATTTTATAGGCAATTCCCTAGGACAGAGGAGCACGCATTTAGAGATGAGACTAAAAACAGTATATTTAATTTAGTTAAAATATACGAGCAAATAGACTACAACGAAGACTTAAGCAATTCTAATGTAATAACAACGGGAAGCTTTAGTTGGGAGAACGGAATAAAAGACACTAAAGTTAGATTTACGCCAAATCCTAACGGTAGGTTTAAATTATCTTGGGTGCCTACAGTTGCATTACAAAATAAACAAGTAATTAAAAACAATATGAAAAGCCCAGGTAATGATCACATGGGTGCATTCGGATGTGATAGTTACGATATATCAGGCACAACTGATGGTAGAGGTTCAAAGGGGGCTTTGCATGGGTTAACTAAGTTTAGCTTAGAAGATCATCCGCCTAATACTTTTTTCCTTGAATACGTAGCAAGACCTCAAACAGCTGAGATGTTTTTTGAAGATGTATTAATGGCATGTGTATTTTACGGGATGCCTTTATTATGTGAGAACAACAAGCCAAGGTTGCTTTATTATTTTAAAAGAAGAGGTTATAGAGGGTACTCAATGAATAGGCCTGATAAAATATGGAACAAGTTATCCGTAACAGAAAAAGAAATAGGCGGAATACCTAATTCAAGTGAAGATATAAAACAAGCACACGCTGCGGCAATTGAGTCTTATATAGATCAACACGTAGGATTAAAGAGTGACGGGCAATACGGTACAATGTACTTTAATGAAACTTTAAACGATTGGTCAAAGTTTGACATAAACAAAAGAACAAAGTTTGATGCCGCTATAAGTTCTGGTCTTGCCATTATGGCTTGCAATAGGAATTTATACCGCCCCGTACCTCAACTAGAAAAAAGAAAATTAAATTTAAGAATAGCTAAATACACCAATTCAGGTGCGTTTTCCAAAATAATAGAAAAATAAAAATATGGCTGAGTCAGTTATAACAAGTTATTTTCCGAGCCAAATAGCGAGCGATGAAGAAAAGATGTCACTAGATTATGGTACATCTATCGGTAGAGCTATAGAGAACGAGTGGTTCAAAACCGATAACGGCCTAGGTAGGTTTAAAAGTAATCAAAACACTTTTCACAATCTTAGATTGTATGCAAGAGGCGAACAAGGAATACAAAAATATAAAGATGAGTTGTCTATCAATGGTGACTTGTCGTATTTGAATTTAGATTGGAAGCCTGTTCCGGTTATACCTAAGTTTGTAGATATAGTAGTAAACGGAATGTCAGAAAGAACTTTTGACATAAAAGCTTATTCGCAAGATCCATACGGCGTTGAGAAACGTACAAGATACATGGAAGCTATCATAAGAGATATGCAAACTAAAGAGATAAACGAGTTTGCAGCGGCTGAATTTGGGGTTAATTTATTTGAAACAGATCAAGAGGTTTTACCAAAGAACAAAGAAGAGCTCGATTTACACATGCAGCTTAGCTACAAGCAACAAGTAGAATTAGCCGAAGAACAAGCGCTTAATGTTTTATTAGAGGGCAATAAGTATGATTTAATAAAAAGAAGATGTAATTACGATTTAACCACTATAGGTATAGGGGCTGTTAAGAATTCATTCTCTAAAGCAGAAGGAGTTAAGGTTGAATACGTTGATCCCGTCAACTTAGTTTGGTCTTATACTGAATCACCTTATTTTGATGATATATATTATGTAGGTGAAATTAGAAGAGTTCATTTGAACGAGCTTAAAAAAGAATTTCCTGGTCTTACTAATGACGATTTATCTGAAATATCAAGTCAGTCATACAATAATAACGGCTTTTATGACCGCACGCTGACTAACTATGACGAGGACGATTCAAACACTGTACAAATACTGTACTTTAACTACAAGACTTTTGCTAATGATGTTTATAAAGTAAAAGAAACAGCAACAGGAGCTGAAAAAACTATACCTAAAAGCGATGATTTTAATCCGCCACCAGAATTAATGGAGGAGTACGGAATATCAAAAGCTTCTCAATCCCTGGAAGTTTTATACGAAGGGGTGAAAGTATTAGGAGGTAAGATGCTTAAATGGGAAATGGCTAAAAATATGATAAGGCCAAAGAGCGACTATACGAAGGTTAAAATGAATTATAGTATAGTAGCACCTAGAATGTATAAAGGTCGAATAGAGAGCATCGTGTCACGTATAACAGGGTTTGCGGATATGATTCAGCTTACACATTTGAAGCTTCAACAAGTAATGTCTAGAATGGTGCCCGATGGTGTTTACTTAGACGCTGATGGTTTAGCTGAAGTTGACTTAGGTAATGGTACAAATTATAATCCTCAAGAAGCGTTGAATATGTTTTTCCAAACAGGTTCTGTTATTGGTAGATCATTTACGCAAGAGGGAGATATGAATCCTGGCAAAGTACCTATACAGGAATTGCAAACAGGTTCAGGCGGAGCAAAGCTTCAAAGTTTAATAGCTACATATAATTATTATTTGCAAATGATAAGAGATGTAACTGGCCTTAACGAAGCAAGAGATGGAACAACACCAGATGCTAGAGCTTTAGTGGGTGTTCAAAAACTTGCAGCAGCTAATTCTAATACAGCGACTAGGCATATACTAAATGGCAGTTTGTTTTTAACATCTGATTTATGCGATAATTTATCGTTAAGAATATCTGATATAATAGAGTACTCTCCAACCAGGGAGGCTTTTATACACAAGATAGGTAACCAAAACGTAGCTGTATTAGAGGAGATGTCTAATTTATATTTATATGATTTTGGTATATTTATAGAATTATCACCAGATGAAGAAGAGAAAGCAGTTCTTGAAAACAATATACAAGCAGCAGTTGCGGCGGGTATGATTGATTTATCAGATGCAATTGATTTAAGAGATATAAAAAATATAAAGCTAGCTAATCAGTTATTAAAAGTAAGGAAGAAAGAAAAGCAAATGCTAGATCAGCAGATGCAACAGCAAAATATGCAGGCTCAAGCGCAGGCTAATGCTCAAGCAACAGAAGCAGCCGCAATGGCAGAGGTGCAAAAGCAACAAGCTTTAACTCAGCAAAAAGTTGCTTTTGAACAAGCTAAAGCACAAATTGACGCCCAAAGATTAATGCAAGAAGCTGCTTTAAAGAAAGAGTTAATGCAATTAGAATTTTCAATGAACATGCAGCTTAAAGGAGTTGAGGTTCAAGGTAGAAAGTCTGAACTAGTAGAAAAAGAAGATAGAAAAGACGATCGAACTAAATTGCAAGCAACACAACAGAGTGAATTAATAAATCAAAGAAAAAATGATTTGCCTCCTAAAAACTTCGAATCCAGTGGAAACGATATACTTAGCGGGGATTTCGACCTAGGTTCCTTTGATCCTAGGTAATAATAATAGTAATAATTATATAATATTTTATCATGTCAGAAGAAACACAACAAGAAACTCCAGCTGTTGAAGAAACAACTGTAGTAGAGCAAAACCCAATGTCTTACGATGAAGGCGTTATTAAGGTTAATTTAGACGAGCTTAGTAAACCAAAAGAAGATGCCGTTCCAGAACAAGAAACAAATGCAAGCGATGTTCCTGTCGAACAACCCGAAAACCCGCCAAGTAGCGAAGGAGTGGTTGAAGAAGTACGGGAGCCCATCCAAAATGAAGAACAGCCCGTTCAAGCTGAGGAATCCGTTATTGAAGAAATAACAGATCAAGTAGAGGAACTAACCGAACAAGTTGAGCAGGCTATAGTTGAAGCGGATGCTGGTATTGAATTGCCAGAAAATATACAAAAAGTGGTTGAGTTTATGGATGAGACCGGGGGAAGCCTGGAGGATTATGTAAAGCTTAACACGGATTACGCTTCATTAAATGAAACGCAATTATTAAGAGAATATTACGAGAACACAAAACCGTATCTTGACAAAGAGGATATTGATGTTCTCATGGAAGACTTTTCTTATGATGAGGATTTAGACGAAGAGAGAGACGTTAGAAAAGCAAAATTAGCATACAAAGAAGAAGTAGCTAAGGCTAAAAGTCACTTAGAAGGTTTAAAAACCAAATACTATAAAGAAGTTAAAGCTGGATCTAAATTAAATCCAGAACAATCAAAAGCGGTTGAGTTTTTTAATCGCTATAAAAAAGACAACGAGGAGGCAACTAAAATAGCTGCACAACAACAATCTACGTTTAATACTAAAACAGAAAAGCTTTTTTCCAACGATTTCAAAGGTTTTGATTTCAGTGTTGGTGAAAAGAAATTTCGTTTCAAAGTTAACAACGCAGATAAAGTTAAGGAGAGTCAATCCGACATCACAAATTTTGTCAAGAAGTTCTTGAATGATAAAAATGAAATGAATGATGCGGCCGGATATCACAAATCCTTATTTACAGCTATGAACCCTGATGCGATTGCAAATCACTTTTATCAGCAAGGTAAAACCGACGCAATAAAAGAAACGATGTCCAAAGCTAAGAACATTGACATGGATCCGAGAGGGACCCACGAAACTGTCAAAGCTTCTAACGGCTGGACTGTCAAATCGGTATCAGGTGGTCAAAGTTCTTCCAAGTTGAAAATTAGAAGAAAAAAATAATTAATATTTAAAATTTACGACTATGGCCGCAAACGGATCATTTACGGGTAGCGCAGGAGCATTAGCTCACTTAACGCCACGCCCAACACAAACGTTGTTTAACGACAACTATCTAACTCTTGCAGATTTAGATTTTACACAACAATTCTTACCAGAAGTATATGAGAAAGAAGTAGAAAGATACGGTAACCGTACTATCTCTGGATTCTTACGTATGGTAGGAGCTGAAATGCCTATGGCATCTGACCAAGTAGTATGGTCTGAGCAAGGGCGTTTACACATTGCATACGACCCAATTGTATCTACAGCAACAACTGTAGTTATTCCTGGAGATGCTAACAACAACTCAACTAACCTTATTGGACCTGGCGCTACTATTGTAGTTGCTTCAGCTAATGGATTAGTTGTTGAGAAAGCTTATGTACAATCTGTTGGTACACCCGATGCAGCAGGAGATGTAACACTTACTATAGCTGGATATGCTGGAGCTATCACTGCTCACGCTGCTGGTAAAGTATTTGTATACGGTTCTGAATATGCTAAAGGTACAAGCAACGCTGGTACATCTGTAGATGCTGCTTTCGAGCAATTCAACAACAAGCCAATCATTCTTAGAGATAAGTATGCTGTAAGCGGTTCTGATACTGCACAAATTGGATGGGTTGAAGTAACTACTGAAGCTGGAACTTCTGGGTACTTATGGTACTTAAAGTCTGAGCACGAAGCAAGAATTCGTTTTGAAGATCAATTAGAAATGAGTATGATTGAAGCTGAAAAAGCTGCTAACGCAATTACGCCGGCTGCTAATTTAGGTGGAGGTACTCAAATCACTGGATCTGACGGACTATTCGCTGCACTTGAAAACAGAGGGTTAGTTTATACTGATGCTGATTTCGGAGCTGCTGGAACTGGACTAGAAGATTTCGACGCTATCTTAGGAGAGCTTGATAAGCAAGGAGCAATCGAAGAGAATATGTTATTCTTAGATCGTTCTACATCTTTAGGTATCGATAATATGTTGGCTGCTCAAAATTCTTATGGAACTGGAGGTACTTCTTTTGGAGTATTCGAAAATTCTGAAGATATGGCGCTTAACTTAGGATTCTCTGGATTCCGAAGAGGTTCTTACGACTTTTACAAAACAGACTGGAAATACTTAAACGACGCTACTACACGTGGATTAGTTGGAGATGTTGAAGGTGTTATTGTACCAGCTGGAACTTCAACTGTATATGACCAAGCATTAGGACAGAACATTTCAAGACCATTCTTACACATCCGTTACAGAGCTTCTGAAGCAGATGATAGAAAAATGAAATCTTGGATCACTGGATCTGTTGGTGGAAACTATACAAGTGACGAAGACGCAATGAACGTTCACTTCTTATCAGAAAGATGTTTATGTGTACAAGCTGCTAACAACTTTGTGTTATTGAAAAAAGCATAGAGCTTAATTAATGTAATTCTTACCCTCGTTACATCAACGGGGGTAATTATTACTTTTATCAATTATTTAATTTTATTATATTATGGCTAAAAAGGCTAAAGTAGCAGAAGAAACTGTTGAGGTTGCGCCTCAAATCGTTGCGGAAAAAGCAACACCAAAAGTAAAAGCACCGGTAAAACCAGTGTTTGAATTTAAAGACAGAACTTATGTTTTAAAAACAGGTAAATCACCATTAGTTTATAGTTTACCTTCAAAGCATTCTGCAAGAAAACCTTTATTGTATTTTGACAAAGAATTAGGTTACAATAGAGAAATTAGATATGCAACAAATCAACCGTCTGCTTTTGTAGACGAACAAAAAGGAACTTCAACATTAGGCAGAATTATATTACGTAATGGCCAATTAGTAGTACCTAAAGAAAGAGTTGCACTTCAAAAATTATTATCATTATACCACCCATATAAAGATCAAATATATTATGAATTTGATCCTGTTGGAATATCAGAAAATGAATTAGATTGGATTGAGCTTGAATTAGCGGCTTTAAACGCAGCTAAGAAATTAACTGTAGATGAGGCTGAAGCAATTCTTAGGGTTGAATTTGGAAGCAAGGTTAGTCAGTTATCTTCTAGTGAGATAAAAAGAGATTTAATGATCTTTGCAAAAAGACAACCTCAAACTTTCATTCAGCTAGTAAATGATGATAATGTTCAATTAAGAAATGTAGGTGTGAAAGCTGTAGAAGCTGGAATCATAAGCTTATCTCAAGATCAGCGAACATTTTCTTACGGTGACACAAATAGAAAATTATTAACGATTCCTTTTGATGAGCACCCTTATTCCGCTTTAGCTGCATACTTCAAGACAGATGAAGGTATGGAGGTTTATAAAGCAATAATGAAGAAACTTTATTAAGTTACTTTTATAGCGGTTAGGTCGCTTTAAAAGTGGCCTAATCACTATAAATAATAATAAAAGAATATGAGCGTAAGTATAGATACTGTTTACCAAAGAGTATTAGGAATACTCAATAAAGAACAACGAGGGTATGTTACGCCTCAGGAATTTAATTTGTTCGCAAATCAAGCTCAAATGGATTTGTTTGAACAATACTTTTATGACATCAACCAGTTCGGGAGAGTACCAGGCAACGACACTGAATACTCTGACATGCTTGATGTATTAAATAAAAAAATATCAGCATTTGAAACTAAGCAAGCCTTGATACGTAATCTTACAGATACACGGTTTGTTTTACCAACAGACATGTACCGACTTGGTACAATTATATATAAGCATGTAACAACTAAAGACTTATATCCTTCTCCCACTCAACCTGCAAATTACCCAGTAGCAAATCCAACTGTCTACAGACAAGAAAATATACATTATGTTGAAGCTGAAAGGATAAATCATAATGAATTTTTATATATAAACTCTTCTCCTTTAACTAAACCTAAGGATTCAAGACCAGTATATACTTCTGATACAGAGGGGCTAGAGGTTTACGGTAATTCTGATATAGTTACGGATGTTAGCGCAACGTATATAAAAAGGCCAGCAAAAGTAGAATGGAAATACCAAACAGTTTATGGAGAAGCATTATATGACTCTACTTACTCTGTTAATTTTGAATTAGATCCATCAGAAGAACCTGAATTGGTTATAAAGATATTAGAATTAGCTGGATTGCTAGTTAAAGATTTAAGTATATATCAAGTATTTAATTCAGAAGAACAAGAACAAATACAACAAGAAAAAGCATAATCTATGAGCGTAATAAACCAAACAGACGAACAATACTACTTAGGTCCAGACGGTCAATGGAATAGCTGGGATGAAGATTATGGAGCGTACCAATTTACAAGCATTAAAGATATCGTGAATAACTTTATAATATCTTATGTAGGTGAAGGTAAGATAATAAGCAAAATAAAACGAACGGACGTAGCTTTTCATGCTCAGCGTTGTTTACAAGAGTTTAGCTATGATATTTTACCATCTGTAAAGTCACAAGAAATAGAGATAGGGCCAAGCCTGAATTTTATACTACCTAAAGATTATGTAAATTATGTTAAGGTAACATGGACAGACGAAAGGGGGATTGAAAGAGTGGTCTACCCTGCTATAAAAACTTCAAATCCATTACCTATATTGCAAGGATCAGACTACCAATACTTGTACGATGAGCAAAACAGGGAGCTATTATTAGCGGATCAATCGCAAACAAAGACAGCTTTCCAATCTGCACCTAGTGGCCAACAAAATTCAGACAATATAAATAGCTCTGACATAATTGCCAATAATCACTTTGGAAGAAGATATGGGCTAACGCCAGAAAGAGCTCAAGCTAATGGTGTATTTTATATAGATCCCATAGCCAACATAATAAACTTTGACTCTAGCTTTGTAGGTAGAATAGTCACATTAAAATATATATCTGACGGCTTAAGCGGGGACGACGAGGATCTTACAGTACATAAATTTGCAGAGGAAGCAATGTATAAATACATAGCTCACGCGATTTTAGCAACGAGAATCAATACTCCGGAATACTTAGTTAATAGATTTAAAAGAGAATTAGCTGCTGCGAGACGTAATACAAAAATAAGATTATCAAATATTAAAATAGAGGAAATTGCTCAAGTTATGCGCAATAAGTCCAAAATCATAAAACACTAGAATATGCCAGAATTAATTCACACGTTTACGTCAGGGAGAATGAACAAAGACCTTGACGAGCGTTTAGTTCCAAATGGCGAGTATAGAGATGCTCTAAACTTAGAAATATCTACGTCTGACACAGGTAATGTAGGTGCTTTGCAAAATATTCAAGGTAATACGCCTAAAATATATAGCTATAAAAACCCAAGTACAGGTGCTTACACCGAATGGGGATCTGGTTATATAAACGCTTTAGTGTCTCCTGTTAAAATAGGTGAAATAAGAGATGCAATAAACGAAACCATATACTGGTTCATATCAAGTGTAGGGGTGAGCGCTATCGCGGAGTACGACCAAAAAACAGAAGTAGTTGTCCCGGTTTTAGTAGACACACAAGGTATATTAAATTTTAGTAAAGATTATTTAATAACAGGTATAAATATAATTGAAGATTTATTATTTTGGACAGATAATCAAACTGAGCCTAAGGTAATAAATATAAATGATTTTAAAAGCGCTACTTCCCCTACCCCGGGTGTAACAGGAAACTTTTTTACTCATACCGTATTTAACGGTAGAGACTTTATAGAAGAAGATATTACTGTTATAAGAAAAGCTCCAACAGTTCCGCTTAGTTTACAGCTATCTGAAACCAGAGCAGTGGATCAAGACGGTAATCCAGCTATAGTTGAAACTACAACTCAACAAAATTTTGTAACAGAAGATCCAGGGGCGCCTGCGTTCCCAGGAGCGCCTAGCAACTGTGTAAATCCAACCTGCCGAATTCCTATGCAGATAGGTGAGGAATTAACTTTAACATGGGCTAGTTCACCTTATCCTTTTTATAGGGTAGGTGATATACTAACCTTAGATGGGTCTGCTGTAGATGATGAAAATTTTGAAAACGAATATCAAGTAAGAGTAGAGGTAATGGCTGTTCCGCCTGGGGTTACACAAACTTATGCTGAAGTAAAAATACTTGTAGTTCCAGAAACTATACAAGATGTAGAGATATTTTGGGAGGTTAAAATTGATGAGCCGCCATTTTTTGAATTTAAGTTTCCAAGATTTGCTTACAGGTACAAATATAAAGATGGATATTATTCAACTTTCTCTCCATTCTCTGAAATAGCATTCTTACCAGGTGAATTTGACTACGAAACAAAGAAAGGGTATAATCTAGGTATGGTAAACCAACTTAGACAATGTATCATAGAAGGCTTTAGGCCCTCTAATATACCTTTAGATGTTGTTGAAGTAGACCTTTTGTATAAAGAAAGTAATAGCACAAGCGTGTATGTAGTAGACACATTCATTAAGGGTGATGATATATGGAACGCTAACGAATTCAATATAGAATCTGAAATCATATCTTCAATATTGCCGTCTAATCAGCTATTAAGAAATT